CTTTTAAATGGTAGTCCAACTGGTATAATATTAAAAGACTCAAAAAAAAGGGGGTAGATATGTACTTAGAAGATTTTGTATATAACGATAAAGATACTTATAAAAATAATTTTAATCGTTGGTTTTGTGCAAACTCTATGGAAAGGGAATGTTATAAAGAGCCTAAATTATCTGAAGAACAAGCCAAACAAGTTTTTCAGAAAATGTGGGGATATAAAAAATTTGAGAACACAGTCTTTATCAATTGATATGTTATTTAATGAATGAAGAAAAATTAAAAA